TGACATACGCCTTGTCTCCTAATGGGGAATATGACGGCGATGATTACGACATGCCGGAAGAACTGGTCAACTTCATGAAGGGTGACCTGTTGTCGGCTACCGCCGTCACCTATAATGAGGCTGCCTTGATGGCGTACGCCACGGGCAAGATGGTGGAAGAAGGAATCCTGACCCAAGAGGACATGGACCTTGTGTCTGACCAGTTGGGTGCGCTTCAGACCGGCGAAGCCGACGAACTGGACAGCGATGCCGAGATGATTATGCTCATGGTCATGACGTACATTGAGCAGATGGAATCGGAGATTCAAGTACGGTTGGAAGATGCAGTCAAGGACATCGTTAAAGATGTGATGAACAAGGAGGATGAAGATGGCAACGAATAAGAAGGTGAATGATGGGGTAGCCAAGGCTACCCCATCATTCCCATCGGGTAAATACAAGTGTCCTAAATGTTCCAATAAGATAGAAGTATTTGTCAATATGACCATGCCCCCTGCATGTACCAAGCATAGCGGTGGACTAGTAGCAATGGAGACAACGACATGAACTGTGGCAATAAAGAACATGACGAAGAATGTCTATGTGATGTGGTTGTCCATGCTACCACCCCTATCGCCGTTGGCGACGGGGTTCATGAGATGTGGATGGGCAAAGAACTATGCAACATCCAAGGATACAACGCACCATGGACAACGGACAAGATGCTGGATTACTTCACCGACATGTGTACCTTTTACGACAGGTGGTCTGCATTACAGAAACAAAAGTATGCACACCAAAATCCTGCACATGAACGGATGGTCCAGTTACTACAACAAGGGTTGCAGAACAAAGTCGTGCGCCGTATGGTGTACGAGGAGTTCGGCGTTGAATACTCAAGAGCAAACATATCCAAATGCAAAACAAGAATGGGGTTGTCAACATGAGATATACTATTAAAACAATGAGAGACAATCTAGATAAGTTCCCAGTTTGTCCACGCTGTAATGGTCTAATACCTAATAACCTGTATCCTGCTTCACATGTTGGTGCCCTGTCTAGATTGGATAACAAGACAGAGATATGCTCCGAGTGCGGTGCGATAGAGGCAATGCTAGATTATCAAGGCAAGTTAACCGACTGGAGAAACACATGAGATTCCATCCCGACAGCGGACGTGCATTCGTCCGACAGTCATGGCTTAATGACCTGTTGCTGTGCCCCCAAAGGGCACGGCTTGGGGTGGCGGTACCGCACATGCGGACCGGCTCCGATGCAACCATCATGGGTACCGCCTTGCATCATGCGATTGAAACATCACTCAAGGACAACGGCGAGTTGGCGCTGGATGACATGACCGGCGTAGCGTTGGACAAGTTCAAGTACCTGCAAGAGAACGAGAACTGGAAGCAAACAAACATTGACCCCGACAAGTACGAGGTTTATATCCAGTCAATGTGCGAGGCATGGCACACTGGCATCCGCCCCAACGTTGAGACAGGTGGCATGATTGAGAAGTCGTTTGCTTTCCCGTTGGGTTTCCAAGTCAAGGATTGGGATGTGTGGTGCGAAGGCACCATGGATTATATCTCACCTAGCGGTACGATTTGGGATTGGAAAACGGCTGCCCGTTCCTATAATGCTAGAGATAAACAATCCAAGGCGCTTCAGCCTACGGTGTACTCGGCTGGCGCTGTGATGACGGGGCTGGTGCAAGGTTACCCTGTTGATTTCTCGTATGGTATTATGCTCCGTCAAGAGAAACCCAAGTCGCAGATTGTGGATGTTCACCGTAACGAATCGCATTACGAATGGCTTAAACATATTGTCAAGCCCGCCGTTCAATACTCGGTCAACGTTGGCATTGACAACGACTGGATTATGAACGACGACAACAACCTGTGTTCAGAGAAGTGGTGTTCGTACTGGTCCATCTGCAAAGGTGCGTTCCATACGAATGCCGACTTGTACCCTGTTGACAAATCAGAAAATGTCAGCGTAGAATCTGAATGAATCTTATGGGGAGAGGCAGTCGCTACGCCAAAGGGATAGCATTGCTTGATTGGATAGCGGTACCTCCACTGCCTCTCCCCTGCAAATGTCAATACCAACAAGTACCCGAGGAGGGTTCATGACAATCAGTAAGGACCAATCAATCATCACGCAGGTTGCAGCAAAGATTGCTGCCGACCTGACCCCTAATACGGATGACGTGATGACCAACATCAGCAACTGGCTGTTGGCATTTGATGCCACCACCGAAGCGTTGCTGGAGAAGCACAACATTAATGGCATCGTTGCCGAGCCTACCGCATCTGCCCCCACGGTGGATGAAGCAGTCAACGCTGTGATGCAGGCGTTCCCGAACACGACACCTGTCTCGTTTGAGGTGCGCATTAAAGGCAAGCAACACGGACCGATTCCGACATGGCTCCATAGCGCATGTGCGGAGAAGGGCGTGACCGAAGTGTGGGACAATCGTGACGGGTTGGCAGTTAATCCGAAGCGCCCATGGTTCAAGTCCACTACAGGCACCGAAGCATTTTGGGCACCCAAGGGTTCCAAGTAATCAACAACTAACGGAGGTAATATGTCAACGTCCGATTTCTCGGACCGTTGGGCAGCACTTGGGCGGGGCGAGATAATCGCCCCGCCTGTGTCGTCCATACGGGAACACAAGTTTTATGAACCACTAGTTAAAGCAGCCGACGAGTATGTGCATTGGGCGCAGAACCCACAAGACCGCATATACCTAGGCTTCCCCGACCTAGATGAACAGATGCGAGGGGTAGCACCGTCGGAACTGTGTCTGATTAATGGGTACTCCCATTCAGGTAAGACGCTGTTTCTTCTGCAGATTCTTGTCGCCAACCGTGACAAGCCTGTCATCTACTTCTGTCCGGATGAGCCACGCACCCTAACGTTAATCAAGTTGGCGTGTGTCATCTCCGGTGTGGATGCAAACATGTTGGAGCAACGGGTATCGCACAACGACCCCGAAGCAATCCGTATCCTCAGGGAAACAGCCAACGAATACTTCCCCAACCTTGCAGTCTTTGACCAAATGATGACGCTTAATGACATGGAGAAATCCTTGTCCGAGGTGGCAGACCTGTGGGGCAAGCCAGCCCTGATGGTGTTTGACTACTTGGAGTTGTTGCAAGGTGGCGGTGAAGATGTGCCATCCAAAGCGAACACAATCAAAGCGTTCGGCAAACGTCACAACATGCCGTTGCTTGTGTTGCACCAGTCGTCACGCACCGCAGGTGCGGACGGCAAGAAGATGACTATCTCCTCCGGTGCGTACGGCGGTGAGCAACAAGCAACACACATCGTAGGTGTGCGACGTAAGAAGTTTGAGATTGAGTCCATGATTCGTGACGTGGAGGAACGCATTGAACGTGCGACAACCAACACCGAACGTTTAATGGAACGGTTGGATGCGCTACGTTACGACTTGCGCATACATCAGAACACGCTGACCGTGAACCTAGTCAAATGCAAACGTCCTGCATCCGTACTGTTGGATGACATGGACTTTGAGATTGAGTACGGCACCGGCAGACTGACACGCCTACCTAATGGTGTGCTACCGTGGCGTGAAGAAGAACTAGCAACAACAAGCGAGGACAAAGAACAGTTGTCCATGGCAGATTTGGATTGGTGATGGACCCCACATTGGAAGGTTTCATTACGTTGTTCCGTGGAAGGGGTGACGTATATGGACATGAAGAAGGGCGCTGTGTGAAAGCGCCACTAACTAACGAGACATTCAGTTCTCACCTACATGGCGACGAATACATCGGCACCTACCCCATGGTTCCACACAACAACGGATACTCCGTAGTGTGGGGCTGTTGCGACATTGATTATGAATCCTATGAGGATGCGCACCGTATCCAGCAGGCGCTAGATACGGTGGGTGTTACCGCATGGATAGAACGTTCACGTTCCAAAGGCTACCACGTGTGGGTGTTTGCTACGGGGCTTGTCCCCGCCAAAGACATGAGGCGCATGCTATTGCTTGCGCATCAAGTAGCAGACGTGCCAGCACGAGAAGTTAATCCCAAGCAAGAAACATTAGGGCGAGGACAGTACGGCAACTATGTGCGTCTGCCCTACCCATCCAACCACATTAGCACTCTCCGACGTGTAGTGCTAAAGAACGAACAGGAGCATTATGAGTTACAAGAGTTTGTTGAACGTGCGCTCAACCAGCGCACATCTACGGAACTTATCGCACAGATTGCGTCAATGTGGAAAGAGCCTGAGCGTACAACAGCGACGGTTATCTACGAGACTGCGCCATCCGTCAAGGAAGCGTTAGCCAACCTGAGTCCGTTGGGCAAGGTGATATGGCGTGACGGTCCATTGGAGGGACGTGACCGTTCTTCCACGTTGACCAAGTTGGGGCACGAGTGTGTACGTTCGGGGCTTGACCCGTCATGCACCAAGGTGATTGTGACCGACGCAGACCTGCGGTGGGGCAAGTATCATATGCGTCCCAACGGCGAGTACGAGATTGACAAACTAGTAGTGCGAGTCTTTTCCTAGGAGGGAATATGAATAATCCACACAGATACGAAGATGCCAGCAACACGTGGAGCGAGATTGATTGGACCAAGATTCCTGATAGTCCGACATTCTCCAACACGGTAGAGGTCAGCGCCACCAAGATGCAGAGATTGTACCGGTCATCCGACCGGTACGATTATGCTATGGCATGCATCGGACGGTGCAACCGTCTGACGTACGCACCTGCATGTGACTGCGGTGAGACGTGCCGGTTGGTGGAGATGCACCTGAAGTGGAAGGACAGCGATGGGCGAGGGTGACATGTCGTGGTGGCACCCGATTGAAACGGGTGGCACATTAGGTTGCTCGCAATGCCCGTTCAACTCGGGTACTAACTGGCGTGACCTATTTGAGAAAGAGTGCGAACGGTACGAGGTAGCGATGGATGACCTACGTGCTGCGCTGCAGGAGATTGAACGATTAAAGGCTAGCGACAATGGCGATAGGTAGCGGAGCCGAACTAGGCGTAGTTTTCGGACGTTGGGCAGACATGACCGAACGTGAACGTGACCTGTGGTGCAACACATTTCGTGACAGATTCGGTGACAATCTTCTAAAAGGTTATGCTACATTGGTGTATCCTAAACGAAACGAGGTTGCCGATGGCGACACGGAAAAAGAAACACACCTGCATAATCCCTCATAAGCCGGTAGCGAAAGGTCGCCCTAGGTTGGGGCGCAAGGGGCGTGTGTTCACACCCCAGCGCACGCTGGATGCAGAGGCAGCCATTGCCGAAGCATGGGATGGACCCAAGTTTGAAGGACCATTAAGGCTGACCGTTGTGTTCTCGTATGACGACATGACAGTAACCGTAGAGAAATATCCTGACGGCACATCACGCCTGCGGGGCGACGTAGATAACTATATTAAAACAGTAATGGACGGGCTTAATGGTGTCGCATGGGAAGATGATAAACAAGTTCATCTAGTGGCCGGCGAAAAGACGTGAGTAAAAACCAGTCCGACTACGACATCCCGCCGGACAAATATAACTTCCATGCCGACCTGAAGTATGGCAAGAAAGGCGAGGCTCTAGTTGAATCATTCCTAGAGTCCCTGTCAGGTGGGTCGTTTGAAGTAAAGACGGACAGGTACCGCAACGGCAGGATGGTTGTAGAAATGCAACAGCATCCACGACGCAAGATGAACCCTGATGGTACCGAACATTGGAAACCATCGGGGCTAGCGGTAACCAAGGCTGACTGGTGGGTGTACGTATTCACGTTGGATAACGGCGAGGGTGCGTTCCTAATCGTGTCGGTGCCACGATTGAAACGCTACATCAAAGCACACAAGAAACGTTTGAAGTTAGTTGACTTCGCTAAGGTAAGTTCCAACCCATCCAAAGGATACTTGCTGATGCCGGAAGATGTGCAGGACTTGGTAATCAATAAGGATTATGATGCGGTACGAACCGACAAGTAAAGCAGGGACAAGCCAGTACGAACTGTTGATGCAACCGTTCATGTACGACAGCCCCGAAGATTACGAACCGGACTGGGACCTACTAGATATCATCACCGAGACGGTGGAGTTACTGTCCTCGCAAGACAAAGAAATAGTTGTTGGTGTTTATTATATGCGGATGACGTTTGAGGAACTCGCTGAACACATCGGCACTAAAGCAAAGTCGCATGCTTGGCGTAAGCACAAGCAGGCACTGGATAGATTTACACAACTACTACAAGAGAACCCAAAGTTCATTGAATACAATAGGAGACACCATGACCAGTTACAATAGTTGGGACGAAGGGGCATACGGGGCGTTGAAGCACATCGCTCAGGTATCATCAGAGTTGCAGAGAAACGACGGGATGTTTAATCCCATCTTTGAACATCTCGGATTGTTCGTCAGAGATGAAGGCGTTAGCGAAAGCGCAGCCGTTGACCTGATGCAACGAGCCGGTATCGGTGCGTTGCATGTGCTGTGTGACCGTGAACCGTTTGACATGGACAACATGCACCGCCTGCTAGTCGGCAAGCAACACGACTACGGTCATGGCAACATCCTGCATTTCGGATTGCGTGGTGTGGCTGTACGTTTGTGCGACAAGATTGCACGCATGGAAAACCTGAACCGCAGAGGTGGCGGAACGGTGCATGAAGCGTTGACAGATACCTATGTGGACATACTAGGCTACGCAGCAATCGCCCTCATGTTGAAGGACGGTTCGTTTGAACTGGAGTTGAGCCAAGATGGAAAGTAAATACGGCAAAGATTATATCGGCGTGCCAATCACCATTGAGGGAAGCACCATGTGGGTCAATGAACACATGCTGTTCGCTACCATCATGGCAATCGTCACCTATATGGATAACACCACAGATGACGCAGGAAGTTTTATCTCAATCATTTCGGAGAAGATTTATGACCACATCACCCAAAGCCAAGGACCTGTTGACAGAAGCGGAGCAACTAGTCAAGGACCTGCTGACAGAAGCGAACAGGCTTAAGATTCCACACGCATATGTGGCAGACATTAAAGAACTGCGGAAGGTGATACGCATCATGCGCACCACCCGAGATAAGACGGGAGTCGCCAATGTCTAACGATGACTTTGACCCTGAAGATATTGCCGAACTTGAAAACAGTTTCAACTCCGTCATCCGTGACGCAGAAGAAGGCTACCTGATGGAACTCATGTTCTCCCGAGCAGACGGTCGGGAAATGGTAGAGACATGGGTACGAGCCATGCTCGGTGACATCTATGCGATGGTTGACTGCTTCAAAAACTACAGCATGATTATGGAAGAAGTTAAAGAAGCGTTGAAAGAAGATGGCGAACTAGACTAGCCGGTCCTCAATACGCTTACTGTTACCCCAACTGGATTTGGTTGTCTCAATATGCAACCACTTAGCCCATGCCTGACCCATACCGCTAGTCGGTGAATCCGGTTGGGGTTTCCAGCCACCCTTGTCGGGGGCTGGACGATTGCTACGCCAAATGGTGCCACCATAATAATCGTGGATAGCCTGAATGCCCAACTCCTCAGAGTGTTTAACCAGCCAACGGATAGCAGCCTGACCCTCACGACGATTATCGTAACGCCAATCCCACGCTGCTCCAAACGCATGCGACGACATCGCCTCGCCACCACGAATAGGACGCACACCATACAAGCCGATGTCCACGCCACCCCAACGTTTCATCACGTAATCCTTCAAGGCAAGCAAGTTCGGTGACGCTTTGCGGAACCGCAACTTGTCAGCATTACTAGCGTTCTGCCACGAATAAAACTCTGTAGTATTAACAGTCACATTAACCCCTTGATTGCTTACTTATGATGCCTTGCTTCTCAAACTCTTTAGCCAAGTCAGCCATATCAAACTGACGCTTAATAGCCTCAGCCCTCTCATAAGGCTCCACGTTCCTGACGGGTACACCGAACTCGTTAAGCCAAGTATCCCTGATACGGTTCTTGTAACTAGACTTGCCACCTACAGCGCCACCAGTCAAACGTTCCAGTTTGCCGAGCAACGGCACAATGTTTGCCATCTGATACGACACCTTCGGGTTCACCACAAGTTTGCCATCAATGCGTTCGCCAAGAGCCTCAACACCTAGGAAATCTCCAAGCCACGCAACCGCAGCATCCACACCCCTAGCGCCTTCCTTGTCGGCAACGAACGGGATACCCGTCGCTGCCTGCCGGTCCATCAACCCCTCAAAAAGTACCTTCGGAATAGGTGAAGCCTGAGCCAGCAACCCCTCAACGCTAGTGATACGCCCGATATCCTCACCCAGTTTACCGAACGGCAAGTCGGGAGTAAGAACATTCTTCCCACCCAAACCGATAGGTTTGCGTTGGGAAATAAACTTCGGCATAAACAAATCTGCATCCGGAGGCAACTGTTCATGTATCTTCTGATACGTCAGGTAAGCCGCAGGACGGGTCAACTGGCTAGTGATTTGCAACGGGATGTTACGGCTAGTCCACACCCAAAACGGGATAATACGTTTCATTGTCTCATCAAGCGAGGACAAGTCCGAGTAATCAAAGTGGTAGCGGGCAATACGATTAAACGCCTCGTCGTACGACATGCCACGCTTCAACGAATCCAACGCCATCGGCATACGCACAGCACGTTCAGTGAAATCGTTAGCCCGACCAAAGAATCGGGTCACCTTGTTGTTAATCAGTTTGTCAACCTTGCTGTTGATTACCGGTTCAGCCAGTTCATCACCGAACCCACGACCACTGGCTTCCGTTGCCTTCCAAGCCTGCTCGTACAACGCCTTCTGAGCGTCATCCAATCCCAACTTGGTAGCCCACTGGTCGCCATGCTTGCGCAACGCATTCGCAAACTTCACACCATCAACCATTGACTGCGTATCCACACCAGCGACATAGTTCATGAACGTTGCAGACATAGCGTTACGGACAGAGAAACCAATAGACGCAGTAGCCCACGTCTTAAAGAACCGCAGATACCAGTCGTACGCTTTCATAAACTTGTTCTGCTCAAGTTGCGAAGCAAGTTTGTTTAGGTTCGGTTTCCAAATATTCATCACTTCGTCGGGAATCTGCATACCCAAACTAGCCAACTCCGACCAGCCATCATTCGTATCTTTAATGATGTTCGGCATGAACTGCTTAAGCCGTGTCGCATTAAGAAGGTTCTTAGTTTTCTCCAACTCGCCTGCAGCCCAAGCCAACTTCGTTTCATCAGCATGAACCATCTTCGTCAAACGGGCATAAGCCTTAGCCTCAACAGGAGGCAGAACATTCAACGACTCAATAGAACGCTGAACCTTCTGTTGCCAAGCACGAGTCTGCACACCAGCAGCATTCTTCGCAGGACGTTGAAGCAACAACTCATTAAGGTTATCAATCTCCGCCTGATACAACCCCTCAACCGTTTCGTTCCACCCGCCCAACACAGCAGCCTGATTAAACAACATGGGCAGTCGCTGCTCATACTTAGCCTGCAACTGTAGATTAGATTTAATCGTCCGACCCTGAGCATCCTTCAACTGCGCAACAGCCCTAGCGATTTCACGCTCAAGAGTTTTCTCCAAACGGGCAATCTCTTTATCCTTGGAAGCCAACAACTTCTGCGCTTCCTCACGCCCCATCGTCTTACGCTTACGGACAACCGTACCCTCGGGGGTAACCTCATCAACATACACGGTGACCTTCTGCGTCTTAGCAAACTGCTCAGACAGTTCCTCCGCACGCTGTACCCGTCTTGTCCCCGCACCCCTGACAGCGCCCTGTGAACGACGCAGACTAGTAGCCTCACGTTCAAGTTCTTCCCTAGCCATAATGCTAGTCTCGGCATCCAACACCTGACCGATAACCTCGTCACGGCGCATAGTCGCCTCCAGCGACGATGCTTCGTACTCGCCACTAAAGACACGTGACAGCATCTCGTTACCATCCACATACTGAACCTCGTCAGTATAAGATGCTGCGCCTCCACGGCGTGGCATCCGCTTCGGACCAAACGTTGTATCCATCACCAACGAATAAACATCATCCGGTGCGTCATCCCGCAAAACTTTAGCGGGGACAACAATGCCGTTACGTTCATCAAAGAACAAGGTGCCACCCAGCATGTCGTCAAACATCTGCTTGCCCACCATGTCGGCATCCTGAAGTTGAACTTCGCTGGCTACACCAGTAAACAAATCCTTCAGTTCATCCATGTGCGAAATGATTTCGTCATCAGGGATGAAACCGTTTTCTGCTGGCAACATGCCAAGCATATCCATCTTTCGGATTAGCGCAGCCTGTGCCGGTGAAATGATTTCCTCAAACGTTTCGTCAATCTCGCCCGTAACACGGAAACGTTCAACGACATCCATAAACATTTGACTGTCAACCATGCCATCTGTCGCATCAGACATAGACTTGGCTGCTACCTGATACGGGGTTTCGCCATTAAACACGCCACGGAAATCGTCGGGGTTACGCAAGTCAATCAACGTCTGTTGTGGTGGCGCAAACATTGCGACACTATCTGTGCGCTCCACAATATCGGGGGCACGCCACGCCTCAATAACCTTGTACGGTGCTGTATCTATGCTCGGTTCAAACGGAACCAAGTCATCTTCAAGCCCATAAACAAACCCATCAGGTGCATAATCCGCATCCATGCGAGCCTGACCGACAGCCTCAAAGCCGTCAATCTGCTGAGACAACTGGACTTCTTCGTCAATCAAAGCCTGCCGTGTCTCATCCAACTCTCGGCTCGCAGGCATCTCGTCCAACTGTTTGCGTACCACATTCAACCGGTCACGAACCACACGACCCTCATGGGTCGTGGGGATTCCCTTGCGGTTCTGAATGCGTGACAACAGAACAGCCATATCATCCGGAGCCTTTCTTCAGTTCTTCCGTGACAACAAACTCTGCTTCACGACCGTTATCAATAGCGGTCTTGAGCCTGTTGCGGAAGTGGTACAGCGCACGGTACGTTTCTTCAAACGCCCCACGTTGTCCAGCCTCAACTGTGGCAGCCTGCTTATACAGGCTGACCAACTCGGCGTTTACTTCATCCAACAGTTTGCTAGCCTTGACAGCCTCGGCACGGGCAGAGACAGCAGCCTTGCGTGTACCGTTTATGATTTCCTCAGCCAACCGGACAGCACGCTTAGCATAGTCAGCCTGCTGCAACCTTTGACCGAACACCTTGGAACGCAACGCACCAGTCGTAGCCTGCAGTTTGCCGTAAGTTTTATTCAAACCGTTCTTCAACTGGGTATTCGGGACGGTCTTTTCAATAAGTGGTTTAATATAATCCAAACCGAAATCTGTCAACCGTCGGGCAAACGCTTCACGTCCACGAGTCTTAGCCATAGAGTACGCATACGAATCGGCAATCGCAGCAATGTCTGTTTCAAAAAACTTTTTAACACCAGTAGTTCTGAACGCAATCTCATTCAGTTCTTTAATGGTGCCTTCTTTGACTTCTTCGCCCATGAAAGTGCCACCCTTGCGAATCTTGCGGTGGCGGGTAGCGCCGACATTGCCAGCCAAATCATCCAACGTCATATCTTCAGGCTTCCACAAAGTTCCCTTGGCGTTCTTGCCAGCCTTGCTAAATATCCAGTTGCGTCCTTCAACAGAAAGTTTGTGGTGGATATAATCCTCCACAAACCCAATCTCGTTGACATCAACACCGAACTGGTCGCCAAACTTCCTATAGACATCATTGACCTGCGAACGCAAATCGTTCTGCCAAGACAACCAGTTATCCAGCAACCCTTTCTGCTCATCAGTAAGGTCCGCTGCCCCCCTGCGAATAGGGTCCTCAGCCAAATCGTAAAAGTCGTCCCAGCCCATAGCCTTGACAGTCTTAACGGTATCCTTGATACGGTCAGCAGAAGTTTTATAGAACGTAAGAGTCGTGCCTTTGGCGTGGCGTTGGGCGGTGGAACCAACCAGCGCCGTAGCCACCTGCTTGTTACTCAGGTCAAAACCTCTGACAGCAGCAGAACGACCAACGCCCAATGCCTGCCCAACCTTCTGAGACTGCGGAGCAATCTTGCTCATCAAATCAGGCGAGGCTTTATAAACAACGTCACCAACACTCGCACGAACCTTTGCAAGATTCATGCCAACATCAGCACCGATACCCTGTGTGCCCTTGATTGTGCGCCCAGCAAACCTGAGTCCGGAGTTAATGCCTTCAGTCTCACGGATAGTCTTAGGCAAAGCCCACTCACCGTAACGCACAATCTCATCAAACCCGACACCAGCCTGAGCGAGTTCATCACCATACTTGGCAACCATATCGGGGGTAGCGAACCTCAAAGCCAAAGCCTCACGCCCAGCACGACCAGCATACTTAGCAGAACCGACACCCATAAAAGTAAATGGGTCAGTACCAATATCAGTAGTCAACTGCAAAGCAGTATCCAACGGCTTAATACCAGTC